ACTCCATATATCTGGTAAATTGATACAAATAAAAGTATCAAGTAATAAATCTGCATGTCGTTTGATACTAAATTGAAAAGTGGATGATTCTGTTAATCGTAAATCACGCTGGCCATCATAATCTAGACGAAATACTTGTTTCCCAAAATTCTTGGTTTTATGATATTTGGCTTTAAAAGAACTGATGGAAGGGTTGCCTAATAAGATTTTATTGCTACTTCCAATCGATGTTAAACTCAATAATCCTCCAGAACCACTCATATTTTTATATTTACAAACCATTTTTTTAAGCCATGAAGAGCGAACTTTAGGATTTTAAAAAGTTGTTGTGTTATATTATTACCATTCATGAAAGATTTTTGGTCATTGGGTATTTTTGTTTTATTACTATTTGCAATTGTTTTATTGGTTCTTTTACATTATTTTAGCAAAGGATACGAAGGGTTTATAGCTTTTAATTATGGTTCTAATCAGTTAGATTTATCCATTGTTCCTACTTATTCTCCCAATGTTAAAGTTTGTTTGCTTTACGATAATCTTTATTTTGATACAAACAATGGAAACTTGATTCAAGTTTTAGGAAGTGCCTATGATTCTGCTTCTCCAAATGTTGATATTTTTGGAAATTCTGTTTCATCTGTAGTTGTTACTACAAGAAATCTAGAAATTACAACTAATGTCATTACAACTAAATTAGATGCTTCAAATAATATAACCAATACAGACAGTACACAAAGTAAAATAAAATCCATGAATTCTTCTGGAGCTTTTGCTCAATGGATTTATAATTCTTATGGATTGTATTCAAACAGTACAGATAAATACCAAGTATTATATGTTGCTTGGAAAAAATATACTTTTATTGATGTTATTAATGTAACGACAACACCAAACACATTGAAATGTTGTGCCTTGTTTGGAGAGTCTAGTCCTATGAAACAAATACCATCTGTTAATAATCAACTTAATTTAACAAGTCCTTCTAAAAGTTACTCAACAGATTTACAAGATTTAAAATCGATTAAAGCTGGTTTCTATGGAAATACGAGTGTTTTCCAAATCCTTAGTTTTTTATATTTTGATACAAACAATGGAAACTTGTTATTTGTCAATAATAAATCATCACCTTATACATTAAATTCTTACATTACAAGAGATAAAACAATTCAAACTAGTTACAATAAAAACAACATTAGTTCTTATTACAAAAATACTCAATTTAATGTTTACACTTTTAAATTTGATCCATCTAATGCTGATCCAATTTTAAGTTCTAGTTTATCTAATTCTGCTGGAGATGCACCTTACTTTATTTATTATGTTGCCAATCAAAAAAATACTTTTGTTATTGTTTTACAAAAAAATACAAATAGTTCCATGTCATCTTTGAATCCATTTACTATTTTACAAGTTGCTCGTTTTGATGAAAATGGTTATATAAGTCCTTCTGATTTTAGTAATAATGATGACAATGATGATTACAGTGAAAATGGTGATGATAATGGTAAAGATGATGGTTATGACGATGATTATAAATATTTAAATAATGGTTATGACGATGATGGTTCAGGATATGGAAACAAAAAGATAGACAAGGACAGTGTAGATGCTTTATTAGCAGCTTTTTTACTTCGTGAACAACTGGATTATTTAAATACCAATTATATTCCTAAATCCCAATTGGTCCCTCCAGTGTTTCCAGTGATTCAAAGTTGTTCATCTTGTAATGGAAAAGGAGAATGTTCAAGTTGTGGAAACCAAAAAAACAAGAATGAAAATTGGGATGATTATGATGATAATAGTGAATATTTAGGGGATAATGGCGACAAAAATAAAAATGATAACAGCAATAATAATAATAATAATAATAATGACAATAGTGCTGCATCTTCAGCAGCTAGTTTTGGTAACAATCTTGTAAACGCGACAACTGGATTAGTAAATAATGTTGTGAATGATGCAACAAATCTAGTGACTAGTGCAGGAAGTGGAACAGTTGGGTTAGTAGAATATGCAGGAAATGGGATTGGTAGTGGTGCTACTAGTGTTGTTAATGGTGCAGTTGGATTAGGACAGTCAACTGTAGGTGGAGCAGTTGACTTGACAAAACAAGCCGTAAGTGGAACAGCAGGAGCTATAGGAAGTGTTGGAAATGCTTTTGGAATCGGCCAATCAGCTCATTCAGTTTCACCTTCAGCACCACCTGGAAGTACAAATACAACTGCCTCAACATCAACTTCTACAGCATCACCTTATTATATGCAAACAGGGTATCAAGCACCTAATAATATTGTATACAACCCCCAACAACCTCAACCTTATTTTATGCAACCTGGTTATACAACTTTACCTATAAATTATGTTAATAAAGCGGCACCAGGTGTAGATGGTTATTCATATTATGGCGTTTTACCTAATACTGCTACAAGTGATTTTATGCCTTTAACCGCTAGTTTTAGTGCATTTGGAAAATAAATAATTTTTTTTTTGAAATATTTATCCTAAATACACCTGTAAAGGGGTTTAGGATAAATAAAATTAAATAGTTTCACTTAATAAATGGGTACGACATACAGGACATGTTGTATTAATATCTAACCATTTCATAATTTCAGTATATTGAAATGTATGATGACATTGTTTGATTTCACATAAAACATCACCAACTTTAAATTCAGAATGTGTAATAGGACATGTTGTATTTGATAAAGATGAATTTTCAGAAAAAGAAAAGACATTTGTTTTATCCAAAATTTGTCTTTGTGTTAATCTTGCAGGAACTCGATTATATCTTGGAATATTACTAGATGCTGAATATTGTGGAGGTATATCAAATAAAAAAGAAATAACAGGTTCTTCTTCTTCTTCTGTATCTGTTCCTGTTTGTTCTGTTCTTGTTCCTCCTATTGCACTTTGTACAAATGTTTGTAACAAGTTTTGTAAAGTAGAATGATTTGAAGATGTGGAAGAATTAATTGGAATGGATTCTGATTGTGTAGATATAGTTCGTGTTGATAAAGGTTCAACAGACAATGTTTGTCGAGAATATAAATTCAACATTCTTAAAATGACAGTATTGTAAGATCGCATCGCAGATAATAATTCGTTTTGTGAACGGTTAGAAGGCATATAATATAAATGTTTGAGTTTATATTTATTTACATATTACCTTATCGTTATGTTGATTGGTATCGAAAACTTAGGATCTACTTGTTACATCAGTTCTTGTATGCAAATATTATTTTTCACACCAGAACTAAGTAACATATTGTTTAAAAAAATGTCTAAAAACAGTTCGTCCGTGCCCAATGATAATCCAAATTATATATTGACTCATGAATGGTTGGAAATGGTGAATGAAATGTCCAAAAAATCAAATGAAAAAAATATTTCAAAAGACAAAACAGCAAAATGTTTGATTTCCCCTAAACGATTTGTATATTTTGTTCAAAAAGTAGCTTCTATGAAAAACCATGATTGTTTTCAATCTCATGAACAAAATGATTTCGCGGAATTTTTATATTTTTTAATTGATGGATTTCATACTATATTATCTAAACCAGTTCATATAAATATTCAAGGCAAAAGTAAAACCTCACAAGATGAAATTGCTAAATCTTGTTTTCAATATTTAAAACAGCGTTACAAATCTGAATATTCACCATTGTTTCCGACATTTTTTGGAATAACAGTAAGTGAAATCATTCATGTTCATGATCCATCTGTAAAATTATCGATAAGACCTGAACATTTTTTCATGTTGGATTTAGAAATACCTCAAACCAGAGAAGAAGTTTCATTGTATCAATGTTTAGATCGTTTTGTAGAAAATGAATGGATGACTGGTGAAAATGCTTGGTACAATGAAATAACCAAACAAAAAGAAACAGTCATCAAAAAAGTTTCTTTTTGGAATTTTCCTCCAATTTTAATCATTTGTTTGAAACGATTTCATGGACAAGATAAAAATAATACCATGGTTCGATTTCCATTGACGGATTTAAATTTAACCAAATATGTTTGTGGTTATGATCCACAAAAATATCAATATGATTTATACGCTACTTGTAATCATTTTGGAACTAGTCAATATGGTCATTACATTGCCAATATATTTCACGATAATACTTGGTATTGTTATAATGATGATGAAGTAACACCCATTAATACAAAAGAACATATCGCATTAGGCGCTTATTGTTTATTTTATCGAATAAAAGTATCTTGAAAGATTATATTCAATCTAAAATGTTTCAAAACTTTCATTATGGCAATCCTGATGTTATTATAAATCAAACAACTATTCCAAGTATTTTCCCTTTTAGAAATTTTCAGTTTTCTTGGATGGAAATAATATTATTAATCCTTTTGATTCTTGTTTTTGTTTTAGTAGTTTCATTTCAAAATGCCACTTATATATTTTCCTGTATAGACTATCTCGTAAAAAAAGTAATGCCAAAAGAATAAAATTGATTTATTTTCCCTTGTATTTCTTTTCTTTTACAATATATCCAATAAAATGTCTGACTCAATAGAAGAACTCTTTACAGATGCCTTGCTGGAAAAACGCTTGATATTTCCCATTTCTGAAGTCAATGATCATTTAGAATCATTTTTAGTTGAAAAAATACAATCCCAAGTAGAAAATCGTTGTATTGAAGAAGGATTTGTTTTAGCCAAATCCATTCGATTAAAACAACATTCTGTAGGAAGAATTACTTCTCATGGGGTTGAAGTCATTGTCCTATTTTCCTGTAAAGTATGTCGCCCGGTAGAAGGAATGAAAGTCCATTGTACAGTCACAGATATCACCAAAGCGGGTATTCACGCAGATTGTTATACACAAGATCGATCACAACATCCATTAACCATTTATATTTTGCGTGATCAATATTATCAAGACGAAAAATATAAATATTTATTTGAAGAAAACAATTTGGCAAAAAATTCAGTCCTTTATGTTAAAATTGTTGGTGTTCGATACGAATTGAATGATCCATGTATTCATGCCATTGCAGAACTGGATGAAACCCCTTAACCCGTCCCTAACCCTAGGTTTCCCATCCTGAAAATATGATTCGAAAATTTTTATCAAGTGTCTTTACAGGGTTTTATTTCTATGGAAACCATAATTTCACTTTTAATTTAGACCAATCGGGCTATTTTTTTATCATATTTCGATAGCAACATAAATTCTGATTTCAAATTTGAATCCCATTTTTGAAATCATAAAACTTTGAATGCTTCCAAGAACATAAATTTGCGTTCTTCCTTGGTGGATATTGTAAATCTGGATTGAATCCATTTTTGCAATCGGTTTTCTCCTGTTTCTTCGTCAATCCATCTTCTTGTCGGTTCAATAATCAATAATCGCCCACCCTTGTCTAAAATACGATACGCTTCTT